TGTCGGCAATGGTGCGGTCACTGGGCACTTTTTCGCCAGAGACTAGCCTAGAAATGAAGGACTGCGAAACATTGATTTTCTCTGCAAAAGCAGTCTTTGTTAGGTTGCTGTCCTTTACACACCATGCGATTCGATCATTAATGGTCTCCACTATTTGCACCTCCTGTCTGCACCTATTAAATCATAAATAAAAAAAGAAGTCAAGAAAAAATTATGACCCAGACATGAAAAATGCTTGACTTATTGACTTGGTCATGATATATTATACCCAGGACAAACAGGGAGGTGAAACGATGCCTGTATATGATACCAATAAATTGTCGGATGCCCAGACTGTGGCAGAGAAACTGACCGGGCTGCCCAAAGAAGCCCTTCTTTATATCGCTGGATATGCGGAGGGTTGCCGGGATCGCCCCACACGAAAGCGCCGAAAGGGAGAAAAGACCAACGGAGAAAAGGAAAACTGCCCTTGAGGGCGGGGCACGAGAAAGGACTCGTGATGAAAGAAAAAGCAAAAGTATTTGTGATAGATGCTGTAGATATCATATGGGATTGGCTGTTTGCTCATGACCTTTTGGTGTCAATCGTTTCTTCTATCATAGGATCTGTATTCGGCGTTTGGCTCGCATTTGAGTTTGTGATTCCACTCATAGCCCAAAGGTAACCAATTGCAGAAATTAAAAGAGATGTTACGACAGAAATAATAACTGGAACAAAAACACTTTTAATTAGAAAGCTGTTTCGTTCATTTCTTCGTATTTCTCTCCATCTAAGCCCTTCATGTTTGAGATAAAAGGCAGTATGGGTCGGTCCCTCACTGGCCTTCAAAGTGCGGTATCCGGCCAGATTTTGATGGACCATATATTCGATGGCCTCTATGACTTCGGCTTCTTCTGCACCCACGGCCTGACACAACTGACCAATGGATACATCCGCTTGATAATCCCATTCTTCGGCAATCGAACAAAAGCACTCAGCACCTTTCGGAGACATGAACTGCAAAATTTTATTTGTGAGCCTATCTTGTCTAAGCATAGGATATCCTCCCTTCTCCGCCAGTATATCACGGAGTGGGATGGAGGTAAACGGTGAATAGGGGAGGGGGTGGTGAGTGTGAACATACTGGAAACAAAAGAAGATGGTCTTTACCTAAACGGAGTTCGCTTGGATTATGTGACCAGATTGGATGTAAACAATATTAGCCCCGATGGAGAGATGGAAGCTGTCATTCACATCGACATCCACGAGGCTAATATCAAGTACAAGGTTACATAAACGGAACAGCGCCCTTGATTCTTCCCATCCATTCAAGGATTTGAGCGACCCCGTTGGGGAATCTGTTTTCCATGTAAGCGATTCCCTGATCTGTTAGGGTAAACCCTCCGTACCAGTAATTTCTGGTGAACCCGCTGTTTTTCAATTCCCGCAAAGTATCTCGGACATCTTCAGCGGAAAAATGATCAGTCAATGATTTTGGCCAGTCCGACCGCTCTGCGTATGCTTTGGCGGACGATTTCGAGATTCCTCTTTCGCGGCGCTCCAGATAATCCTTGTAAATCAGACAAATTAGCTTATCGGCATCTTTTGTGAGAGTAATGTCCAATTTATTCACCCCCTTTCTCTCGTATTTTACCACGGGAGCGGGTGGGGGACAAGAAAGAAGGGGAGGGGGTGAGAGGGATGGAAGTCGGACCTGTTGTCAAGGCGTATATGGAAGCTCACGGTATTAAGCAGATTTTTGTTGCTAAGAAGTGCGGATGGACAGCCCAACGATTGAGTAACGTCCTGAACGGAAAATCTCCACTGACAGTGGAGGATTACAAAGCCCTTTGTAAGTGTATTGGCGTTCCATACGAGCTGTTCTTAGATGACTGAAAGGAGGCGATTCCCATGCCAGATGTAAAGCTGACCGCCAAGATCGACACGGCGGAGATCGACGAGGCCATGCAGAAACTTCAACGGCTCCATGAACTGTTGAAAGAGGCCAACTCCCTTGTGAAAGAGCTGGCCTCGACCGAATTAAATCTTAATATCAAGTTTTAAATCTATTTCTTTAGCAAAGCTAGAGACATAGTTACCACTGTGCTCGTTAAAAATCGGTATTGGTCAGCAATGAATGAAAGGTTCTGTCTAGCTAAATAACCAAAAAGGAGGAACCGCAATGACCCCCAAACAGAAAGCGAAAATACTCAGGGAGATATACGGAGGTCTAATGACACTGGAAGATGTCCGGCGAGAGCTTGGCTGCACCAAGAGATGGGCCAAGCAGTGGCTGGAAAACCACCAGATATTCGGCATCAGAATGAGCGAAAAGAGGGTGAAATACGATGCTGACATGGTGGCATCCGCTATTGTGCGTGATATGGGTGTGAGCGCATGAGAACGCAAAATAATTGCCCCCACCCGTGGTAGCGCACGGATGAGGGCGGAAGAACAGGACAAGTCCTTGCACCTTGTATTTTAGCATGGTGCGGGGCGGAATACAAGGAGGAACAGCATGAAAATGATTACAAATGGCTACCAGTTTAAGGACTACCAGCGGGCCTTAGAAGGCGCTGGGCCAAAACTGAAGGAGCTGATCCTGGAGCGAGCGGCCCATGACCACAGCATTGATTTCATAGAGCTGCGGGAATTGGTGGACCGAGCATATCCAGAGCAAATCTAAAAACGCCCCGGCCAGTGTCCGACCACTGACCGAGGCTGGCAAACCTAACTGACCACACCAATTAGGCTTGATGGATATATCATACTAGAACACTTGTTCTCTGTCAAGCCGGAAAGGAAAATTTTATGAAAAAAACACTTGACGAGAACGACAGCATTAAGGACCTTGGGACGCAGAGCCGGAATTCCAGGAGGCACATGAACAATCTGGAACGGGATCATTATGGAGTTGATGTGCCGGAGCTGCTTAAAACGGTTCGGAATTTAGCCGAAGTCATGGCGAGAATCCTGGATCGGGAGGACAGAAATGAAAACTCCAAATGAGACGGTCCGCCGCATCACCCAGCGGGCTATGGAGCGGCACCGGCTGTCGCAAAGGGGCCTTGCCCATGAAATCGGATGCGGCGATGGCTCTATTGCAAAGCTCCTGGACGAGCAGGAGGTACGCCTTACTCAAGAGCAGTGGTTCTATTTGATGACACTGGGAGGAATCAGAATTGTTTGAGTTTTTATCCGTGGTGTGCATGGTGTGCATCGTGATCTGTACCGCCCTCGCTGTGGCGGAATTTATAGAAAAGAGGCGGAAGAAGTGAAGTACATTGAGGACGGACGCTCTCTGGTGGAGCGAAACCACGACGCTAGAGAATATTGCTATCAGTGCCGCCGGGAGCGTGAGGCGCGCATGAACCGCATTGTGAGGCGGTGCCTGGTGGTGTCTAGCATGATCTTTATGTGCTCCCTGCTGGTGGGGTGGGCGCTGTGATGTGTGACATTGAGCATCCAGACGTTGCGGCGATTCAGCGGACAGGTTATCCATCCTGGATTGAATGCGAGAACAAGGACACAATGGCAGAACTAAAGGAATACGCAACAGAATATGCACTTGAGATTATCAAGTGGCTTCTGGACGGCTATCCTGGCATCATTCGGGAGTTTTCAAAATATGCCACGGGCTACGGGGCCACGACTTATCAAGACTGGCTGAATTGAGGAATATGGAGTTGGTTATATGGAAACTACAACAAAACTGCTTACATGGGCAGCTGAAAACATAGGTCCACTGGAAGAGATTCAAGCTATAAACGGGACAGTTCGTGTCAGGCTGAAGGATGGGCGATCTGGCTTTTTAATTATGGGATTTGACGGGGTACCAGTGGCGAATCTTCCGCCGGAGGTAGGAATATGAGCCGCTTAATTTGTGTAATGGGTGAATCCGGGTCTGGGAAAACAACGGCTATGCGGAATCTGGACCCTAAAAGCACCTATTATATTGACTGCGACGGAAAAGGACTGGCCTGGAAAGACTGGCGGAGCCAATACAATGAAGCCAATAGGAATTTTGCATATACCAGAGACATTCAGAAAATCGCTGGCCTAGTTGTCAATATCAGCCAGAAAAAACCAGAGACGAAAACCATTGTCATCGACACGTTGAACACCTGTATGGTGGACAAAGAAGTAAAAAGTATGAAAGAAACGGGCTTTGGCAAATGGATAGACTTGACACAGTTTGTGTGGGACTTGATCGAGATAGCCGGCCGGCAGCGGGACAATCTGACCATCATTTTTGTCATGCATAGTGAGACGATCCGGGATGATTTTGGATACAGCTTTACAAGAATTAAAACGAATGGCAGAAAACTGGAAAAGCTGGTTCCAGAAAGTCTGTTTGGGACTGTTCTACTGGCCAAGAAGACCGATGATGACCGCTATATATTCGAGACGCAGGCAAAAAACAGCACAGCAAAAAGCCCCATGGGAGCCTTTAAATCCTTTGAGATCGATAATGACATGGGATTTGTTCTAAAGGCATTGGAGGACTTCTGATGGGTAAGGCAAAGGACGAAGGGGTAACCAGCTATACCAAAGCAACCGTAGACCTGTTTTTCCCCGATGACCGTGTATGCTGTGAATTTTGCCCATTATTAGAAACATACGCAAGAAAACAGTGCCGAAGGACGGCTGAATACATCGTAGACACTCGTTATAGAGGGTATTGGTGCCCTTTAAATATTATCGAAAATACGGAGGAATAGAGTAATGAAACAGTTTAGCGGATTTGAAGCCAAGAAGTCTGCTGGGGCCAGAGAGCTCCTTCCTGCTGGTGGCTATGTCGCCAAAATTCTAAATGCCGAGGAGGTTTCCTACGACTGGGGGAATGTACTTCTGATCTCCTTTGATATTCTGGAGGGCCAGTACAAAGACTTTTTTGCAAAGGATTATAAAGAGCAGGATCGAGAGGACAAGAAATGGAGAGGAACTTACCGCCTTTCTGAGCCAAAAGATGACGGGAGCGAAAAGGACGGATGGACTAAGCGCGCTTTTGGAAATGCTGTCTGGTCCATCGAGGCCAGCAACCCTGGCTACCACTGGGACTGGGATGAAACGAAGCTGAAAGGAAAACTTGTTGGCGTTTTGTTCCGCAATCGGGAGTGGGAAATGAACGGAAATACTGGTTGGACCACGGAGTGTTGCGCTCTGACTGATGTAGACGATATTCGGCAGGGAAAGTATCGACAGCCAAAGGACAAGCCGTTAAAAGTCACCAGTGCCGCAGAAAACAGCTTTGCCCAAATCAATGAAGACAGTGGGGAGCTGCCCTTCTGATGGATCATTTTTCGGTCAAGCGCGCCCTATCTACAATGTCCGTTTTATGGGACACTAGAGAACAGGACACACCACGGGCCAAAAAACGTATGGAGCAGATCGGAGCCCCGATTGAGAGAGTAGCCCTCTCTTTCGGGGATTACTCCGTTAAGTGTGACACATTGGACTTAAGGGACCAGGTAGCTATTGAGCGTAAGATGGATTTGACCGAACTGGCTCACTGCTATTGTCAAGACCGGAAACGCTTTGTCAGGGAGTTTAAGCGGGCTAAAGAGGCGGGGGCAAAGTTATACCTCCTGGTGGAGAATGGGAGTCTTGACGAGGCTTACAGCGGCCATTATAGGGCAAGAGTTCACCCGGCATCACTAACGGCCTCTATGCTGGCTTGGCTGGCCCGCTATAACTGCCAAATCCTGTTTTGCAAAGAGGAGAACAGCGGACGGGTCATCCATGATGTACTGTACAGGGAGCTAAAGGAGCGATTGGGGGAAATGCCGGATGAAGAAGAAATTTAGAATCACCTGCACCCATAATCCCCAGGACTTTTTCAATGGACAGGAACCGGCGGAACTTTCCAAAACTTACATAACCGACAACTTAGAATTGGACACCAGCAGAGAAATCCATGATGGTTACCAGGTGATTGTATCGGAGGCTGAAAAGGATGAAGAATGAAAAGCGGAGAATTAAGACCGACCACCTTCCGTGCCGCTATGACTTTAAGGTTATGACCAATGGAAGGCCTATGACCCTGTACGACTTGACGATGGATGAGCTGACCTGTCTCATGGATGTTTATTTCAGAAACGGATATGAGCAGATATATGCCAGAATCGCCTCAACATGGGAGTAAGCTATGGACGAAAAAGCAGGGTGGATCAAACTCTGGAGAAAATTTGCGGATGACCCCTTATGGGTTTCGGAACCATTTACCAAAGGACAAGCTTGGGTTGACCTGCTTCTTATGGCCCAAGGGACGGAGAATACAATTTTCAAAAATGGGAAATTTATGGAGTTCCAGCCTGGAACTGTCTATAAGAGCATCTTAGAATTGTCCAAGCGATGGAAATGGAGCCGGAACAAGGTTAGTAGATTTTTAAAATCCCTCGAAAATGAAACAATGGTTGAAACAAAGAGTGATACAACGAATGGAACAACGATAACCATTGAAAATTGGGAGGTTTACCAGGGCAGAGGGCAACAAACGAAACAACGCCGTGAACGAAAATCGGACAACTCACGGACAACGGACGGACATAATAAAGAAGGAATAAGAAGGAATAGAAGAAAAGAAGATAGCTGCGGCGTCGCCGCCCCCGCCG